TGTTCTATATCTACTGATTAAATCCGCTTCATTTTTTGCAGTACCTTCCATATCAATGTAAGTACCATAAGCACCACCAGCAGACATACCATAATTAGATGCTATATCAAAAGTACCTTCTAAGTCATCAGGTTTAGCAAAAGCTAATAAAGGTTTTTCTTCTTCCTTTTTACCACCAATTTTAAATCCAAATAAATTTAATTCTGCCATAATATAATTTCCTATAAATTGTTTCTGTAGTAATCACTACCACTATTATAGTTTATTGACTCAGTGGGATTCACTGTATCATAACTAGTTTCATAATATTGATAATCAAATGTGCAAGAATATTCTTCAACTTGATTTGTAGAATCCCAAGACATTGCAATATCAGTTAACGTCACAGGATATATATCTACAAAATTATAAGCCTTTATTGCATTACCATTTTTAGAATATTGTATGGCTTTTGCGGACCCTATATAATCTGTTGTTGGTAAATTTGATGTAGTTACAACTGACTCACCATCAACAAAAGTTTTTGAATAACCTTTCACATATGTCATACCAATTTTATTTGATCCTGTTGTGTAATCTAACCATTTTTCTAATTCATTTCTTAATTTAAAATCTTCATCATTAATAAATGTAACAGTCCATTGTGGATATGTCCTTTCTCCTGGTTCTTTAAAATTTCTTCCAAGATAATTTATATTAGTTGATGTAGTAATTGTTGCTGGAAGAAATGTTGATTTTGCTTGATATTTTAATTTATTAAAAGAAACAAATGGAAATGTTAATTCCACTTCAAATAAATTAGGCCGAGCTCCTCCATATTTTAATCCATTTGTTCTAAAGTCATCTATACTGAATCCCATAAATATATTCCATTAAACGACATTTGTTGTGTCAGAAGATGTTTCAACACTAGAACCAACTGTAAAATAATCATATCTCCATGTTACAGTATATTCTTGAAATCCTTCAGATCCCCAATCCAAAGTAATATCACCTAAAGCAATTGGAAAGGCGTTTTTTAGTGTATAAACATTAGGATCAGATGTTCCATCTTTATGAAGTTGTTTAACTTCTAAATTTATGTAATCATTTTTATCACTAACAGCACCTGATGTTCCATATTTATATCCGCCTTGTTCAGCTGATCTAGAACCTACTTCATCACCTGACATATTTTTTATGTATTCAACAACGTATTTTCTAAAAGAACCTTCATCATTCATCATGGTCATAGTCCATGGATCAAATGTTTTTACTCCTGCAAGTTTTAATGGTCTTCCTCTCCAATTAACAGGAATAACATTTAAGTTTGTTCCTGGCAATTGTCCAGACCTAACCATATATTGATGGTCACTTGTAAAAGATTTTGTTCCCATACTGACTTCAAATAAAGTTGGTCTTGCTCCACCATTTTTTAGTGCAGATCTTATTTCATTTACTGAAAATGCCATTATGCTCCTTTTTAACTATGTTCTGCGTGTTGATATTGCCATGTACAAGTAAATGTTTCTATTGTATTAGTTGCATCATGACTTAATTCTATTGGTGATAAATTGCTAGGCCAAACTCCTTTTAAATCAACTTGTGTTATGGGTGATTTGGTAGTTCCAACTGTAGTTTCATGACTACCATCTATACTATATGTTTTAATTTGTGCTGTGGTAGTTAATCCATTATGCGCAACACCAATACCTGTTGATCTTTGATTTCCTGATGAACCATTAATCTGCTCCATCCAATTTTCAATTCCTCTTCTTATTACTGCTCCTTCATCATTTAAAATTGTTGTAGACCAATCACCAAAAGTTGTATCTCCAGCAAAGTAAATTGTTCTTCCAAAATAAGAAACAGGAACCTCTCCTTGGACATAACCGGGAAGAGTTGTAGCATTACATAAAAATTCAAATTTTGTTTCGTTTCTAGCGGCTTTAGAAATATTATTTGATACACCTACACCCAAACCAGCTGGAATTGCTCCTATAGTAACTGTAAATAAATTAGATCGAGCACCAGATGTTTTCAAAGCAGCACTAAAATTTTCTACACTAAATCCTGCCATTTTTCATTCTCCTATCTTTGTCCGACTACTTCACTAAATTCTACTCCTGTTCTAACAGCAACAAAATTAAGTTCAATAAAGTTAATTGATCTAGCTGGTTTAACATAAATTGAACCAACAAATTGATTATTGTCAATAACTGAAGGTGTATTATTTGAATCATCACAAACTACAAGAAAATCTGTAATTCCACCTCTAGCTTGAATATCTCTCAAGAAAGGTTCAACAATTGATGTAAATTGAGATCTTGTAAAATCATCATTAAATTCAAATAATGATTGTTGTGCCGCTCTTGATATTGATTTTTCTAAACTAATAAAAAGTCTTCTTACATTAATTCTATCAAATGCGTTAGGTTTAGCTAATAATGTTTTATCACCAAATAAGACTGTTCCTTGTCCTGGAAATCTAACAACTGAATTAACACCTTTTTTATACATTCTATCTCTGTCATCAGCAGATGGATTAAAAACTAAATCAACAACACTTCTAATTTGTCCTCTGGTAAATCCAGCTGGTGAATAAAATGCACCAAAAGCATCTTCAGTTTCTACTGCTAATCCAGCACAATCAGAATTTAAAGGAATGTATCTTGTTAATGAACCATCTGTTACTTTTTTCCAACCAGAATCCATTGAAGCATATGAAGAACTAGGTAATTTATTCCTAAAATCTATCACATTACTTGCTTGATTTGTTTCACTTAAAACGTCTGATAATTCTGGTGAACAAAATACCATAATATCTTTTCTATATCCTGCTATAGAAGAAATAACATGATTACATACTGCAGAGCTTGCTGCACCAGTAAATATTACTGAAATGTCAGAATCTACGGGTTCTTTAAACCTATCAAATCCTCTAATTAAATCTCCATCTGAAATATCAGTCCCATCAGCTCCACCATTAAAATTCCAAGTTTGTCTCATTCCAGAAGATGGAAACTTTGTTCCATTCCCTGCTTCAGATCCCCAAGATGATTCAGTTGTATCACTTACTGTTTCACCAGTATTTTGAGGATGATTCATAAACCAACAATATGAACTATTATTAATTAAAGTCTTATAATATTTTCCACCATCATGATTGATTGCTACTGAAGCATTAGTGATAAATTCTAAAACATCACCTGCTTTAGATTCTGATCCTGTTATTCCCCACTTACCATCTGAATTTACTATTGCTATATGAATTTCATCATTTTCTGCACCAATACTTTCAGCCCAATCTGATGTAGATGGGTCATCTGCGGGACATTGGCTTGCAAACTCCCATTCTCTAGAAAAATCTTGATGTGATAAATCTACTGTTGATTTTTTTGATGCAGTCATTGACGTATCGGAATTAATTGATGCAATTGTCATTCTTATAGAATCACTTCCAATTAAAATAATGTCACCAACCTCAAATTGAGCAGTGAATTTTGTCATAAAACCAGTAATTACTGCATTATTTCTTGCTACTGAAACATGACCTATCATATGACTAGAAGGTTGAGAAAAAGAAGATCTTGCTAGTCTTGTTAATGTTGTGTTATCAACACTTGCAACTGCTCCTGCTGAAGTATTAGAAGCAAATGTTGGAGTGCCACCAGCAATATTAATACAAACTGCAGTTGCATCCCCAGATCCACTATCGTATGTAACTACATCACCAACTCTTAATTCTTCATTAACTAATGCATCAGTTGAAGTTGCAGCCCCAGAAGGTCCACTAATTGAATATGTTCCTGTTAATTCTACTTCTGGTCTTGTTGGTCCACAAATTGAAATTCTTAAACTATTACCTCTTTCTCCTGCATATTTTGCGACAAATGGTCCGTAATTACTAGTGACTAATCCACCAGATGCTTCATCAAAACCAAGTTCATATGCTTTTGTATTTTTAATTAAAACTGTTTCTCCAGGTACTGTAGCTCCCCATGTTGTGTTTGCTGTAGTTGCATTAGTTGCTAAAGTATTTGCTATTCTACTTACTTCTAAAGTACCGCCGTAAAGAAGAAAATTTTGTGCAGATAAGTAGGAAACAGCAGTAGATTCATTCTTTTTCCAAAATATTTTTTGTAGATCTGAAGATGAGGACACCGCACTATTCAATGGATCTTCAATTGGACCCCAAAGAAAAGGACCGGCAAATCCTCCGCGTGTTGTTGCTATTGTAGGTACTACTGTAGTTAGATCAATCTCTCTAGATAGTACGCCTGGACTGATAGTGAAAGGCATTCTGATTCTCCTGTAATTTATTATATTTAGTAGACATTTAGCGTGTTAAATAAAAATCTAACCTACTTATGTTCACGTGTTACCTTAATATATTTATTAAATTTCGGAATTCCAATACAAACCAGATTTAAATTCTTTCCACTCATGATAATCAACGGATTCTGAGTCATCAAATCCGTCATTGTAAAATCCTAATGGTAAAGAATGTTCATCACTCATTCTCTCTTGTTGTTCTAATAATTCTTTTCTAATATCTGAATCTGTTATTTCTTTAAAATATCTTTGATTTACCAACCAACCAAACAAAACTAAACACATAACCAAATCATCATTATATCCTTCTTCAGCTTGATATGATGTTCCTTTTTCAGCAAAGGTCATTAATTCAGAAATAATATCATAATCTTCAATATGTAAATGATCTTTTTCTATCAATTCTTTTAAAGTTGAACATCCCATTCTTTTAACATTTTTAGATGTAACAATACCTATTCTAGAATTTTTTTTGAATCCTCCACTAACTTCTTGACCACCATGTGCTGCTGATGTTATTATTGTATTTTCATATTCAATATCATAATATAAAATATCAGCAACTTGATTTCCATTTCCATTAGTTTCAATTAAGCAATAAGAATTATTATATTTTTTAGATATTTGTTCAACTACATGAGGAAAAATAATTGGTGATACTTCATTATTTCTATACTTTGCAACAACCTTATATGGTATTTGTGTTACATCTAAAATTATAAAAGCTGAATAATCTTGTCCTACACCTGAAGCAGTATCAACTAAAGTACAATAAATTCTTCCATCTTTTGGTTCTTCATAAACATCAAGCTCTTGTTGTTTTCTAATTGGGGGTTTATAAGGCATGTTTCTTAACTTGCTTGGATCAATTAATGTATTAGTAGATCCCAAAAATTCACATTCAAACTCTTGTCTCCATTGTCTTTCACTAGTATTCTCAATAGTTTGTTTTTTCCATTCTTCATCTCTACCAGGAACATCATCCCAATTGATAGCAAATGGTATATATGTATTTCTTTTTTCTTCTGCATCAACCCACATTTTATAAAATTTATTCATTCCATTAGGAGTTGATACAATAAAAACTTTTGTAGATTGTCCAGATGAAATAGTAGGATATACAGAATCAAAAAATTCTTCCGCCAATGATGGTGGATCAACGTGTGCAAACTCATCAAGAAAAATTACATTAAAAGAAGAACCTCTAACAGCAGATGATGATGTTGCTGCCGCCATTACTTTACTTCCATTTTCTAATTCAATATTACCTTTGTTCCAAACTGATATACCTTGTTGTAACCAATTGGGCAAATGTTCAAATGACATTTGCAATCTACTTAAAAGTTCTCTAGCAAGAGCACCTTTATTTGCAAGAATACCAACTTGAACACTTTCATTAAAAATTATATAATGAAGAAGATATGATATAATTGTAGTAGATTTACCAGATTGTCTAGGAAGTTTTGAAATTACAAATCTATTATTATGAAAAGTTTGAATCATCCTTTCTTGATATTCATATAACTTGAAAGGAACTAATCCATGATCCACATGAACAATTTGTACATAATTTTCAATAAAATATTTTGGATCAGATGAACACCTGAGCAGTTCTCTTACTTGTTCAGAAGTAAACTCTATTTGTACATTTGAATTTTTTAAATTTGGATTACCAAGATAATTTTCAGAGGGCATTTAATTTTTCACTATAAAATCAACCTTTTCATTTTTATTTGTTGCAGTAGCTAATGTATGAATATCTTTTCTAATCATAGCAATGTCCTCTTGTATAGAGGACACTTTTTCTTTAACTACTGCTATGTCTGTTTTGTGTGTTACTGTTTCCAAAGACATCCAACCAACTAATGCCAATACAGCAGTGAGAAATATTGGTTCTATCTTTGTCCAGTGTTTTGTCATAAGATTTATCTATACTTCGTAAGTTCCCATAGAATTACTATTGTATGATACCGCAGTTAATGATGGTGTTCCTCCACTTGCTGCAATTGTATCATTTGGTCCTTTTCTAATTAATATAGTTTGGCCAGCTGGTAAATCTAAAGTACCACTGTTTCCAGAACCATTCGTGACTGAACCATCTAATGTAATTGTGGCTGTACTGCCTGTTGCACTACAAAAAACCATAGTAGCTTTGCTAAGTGTTGTAGCTGATCCACCAGAGTCTGCAGTACCTTTTAAACTAATTGCTTCCATATTATTTTTTCCTTTTTAACTATTTATAAATCATACATATGGTAAATTAGTACCATCATGTCCAATTGATATCCATCCATCAGTTTGATCTTTATATACCAACCAAACAGTAGATCCCATTTTTGGTCCTATACCAGCTGAAGCATCTGCTGAATCAATTAGATCATTATCATTTGCATCTGTAAAAATTGTAGATGGATTAGTTGCGACATCTGTTACTTGCATAATAATAACTTCATCACCAATTTCAGCAAAAGCACCGCCCACTTTTGTTGCTGAACCTGGTAAATTAATATCAACAGCTGCATTTAATGTATCAACAAAAAGTCTATCTCCAGGAGATGCATCATAAGGACTTTCTGCATCAGTAATTACTTTCCATCCAGCAACTAAAGCACTTTGTCCAGCTGGTGGTGCAGTGTAATTGGAACCTAATTGTGATGCAATATATGCTTTTGTTGATTGTTGAGTTGGTGCTTGTGTATCAGAGTCAGACGCAAAATTATCTTCATCTAATAATGTTAAAGTTGTATCTGTATCATCTGCTACAATCCAATTAGAACCATTATATTTTAAAATTTTATTTGTTGCTGCACCAGTAACATCTACATCAGTTAATGCTCCTAATGTTGTGGCACCTAATGTCAATCCACCTACTGTATTATCAACATAAGCTTTAATAGATTCAGAGGATGAAATTGTAGTAGCAGTAGCAGTTCCCATTGTATCATCATCTATTAAATCAGAATCAGGAATATGAGCATCTACATATGCTTTAATAGATTCTGATGATGCAACACTTTGTGCTGAGACACCAGCTGTAAAGGTATCATCATCAATGAGATTAAGAAAAAATTCTGTTGCTGGTTCAAACTTACTATTTGAAGAATTCCATTTTAATATTTGTCCATCTGCAATTGGTGAAGGTTCTGTCAAAGAAACATCACCCATAGAACCAATAGATTCACCGTTTAATATTAATGTGGTATCTGTGTCATCCATTGGAGTCCATGCCGCCCCATTATATTTTAATACTTGTCCAGATGTTGCACCTGCTGTAGTCACATCTAATAATTCACCAACATTAGTGGATCCTGGTAGAGCATCAACATATGTTTTAATTGATTGTTGTGTTGCTAAAGCAGTTGATGAATTTGTAGACATATCATCTTCATCAAGAATAGCATTAACTTTTTCACCTTGAAATAATTTTAAACCATCAGCAGAAACATTTAATTCTGAAGAACCATCAATTTGTATATCAACATTTGCATTAGATCCTGCGTCATTAATTTGAACTTTATTATCATCTACTTCAATTTTATTTAAATAAATTGGATTATCTATTCTTTCTTGAGTTGGTGCAGTTGGATCATGAACATAATGCAAATTATTGTAAAATGATGCACCATCACCTATTTTAATTCTTTTTGTATCTGTTTCATATCCGAATTCTCCTACAGATAAAACAGTATTATTTCCATACCAATTTCCTGCAGTGTCTCTTCTTATTTGTATTTGAGTAGCCATTTTTCTCCGTTAAATAATTGGTGAAGCGTCACCACCATTTATAATTTGCATTCCTGTTGGATTATATGGTGCTTCTGCATTTCCACCACTTAATCCAAAAACATTTAAATAACCAAAATTTGGTAAAGATCCTGTAACATCAGTAGAAAGATCAATTTGGTTTACTGTAATTTGTTGACCATCTACTTCGAGATAATCATATCCTCCTACTAAATTTATTCCAGGTCTATTTACCCATTCACCATTTTCATCACAAATTAAGACATCATTATTTGAAGCACCTGTAGCATTTATTCCAGATAAATCATCAAGACTCATCTGGGATGAATAATAATTTCTATATCTACTTAATTTTGCCATATTAATTCTCTGTTAATACCCATCCGTTAATTTCATCATAATATACCAATTCACAAGCACCTCTTTCTGTAGCAATAGTAAAATTTGTTTCTTCTTTCATTATTTTGTGTCCATTTCTTTCAATAATAATATTGAAATTTGGAGACGATCCTGTAGCATCAACAACTTTTATATTGTCACCAATAATTGGTGATGTTGGTAATTTTATTGTAACGACTTGTGTACTACAATCAACTAAAAGTTTATCACCTTTACTTGCTGTTCTATTACCATCTATAGGTATCCAACCATTAGCATCTGTTGTATAAACAGGTGTTCTTTGATCCTCAGAACCAGATCCACCTGTTCCTCCCATTCCAGAAGTAAAATGTTCGTAAAGATATAAAACATCTGGTGCATTTTGTTTTATTTGAATGTTCACAAAAGATCCAGCAGTTCCAGGTTCACCAATAATTTCTACACCTTGATCATATTCAATGCCACCGTTATGAGTTCCATCAGGTGTTGTGGAAAATTTTATTTGTTTTCCTGACATTGAACCATTACTTACATCAAATCTATAATTAGCACCTTTTTGAAAATGTAATGGATATCTAACGTGTAAATTATTTTTTATTGGGAAACCATCAATATAGAAAACTTGTTGTGATGAACTTCCATCCAAACCAGTTGTTATACTCATAGTTTGTGAAGTTTTAGATTCCACATATGCTTTAACTGATTGTTGAGTAACTAAAGCAGTTGCTGAATTACTTGTCATATCATCTTCATCAAAAACCGCATCAATTGGTCCAGATGTTGGTGCAACTAATGTTGCTGTTGCATTAGCAAATGTAACTAATCCAGTGTGCATTCCTCCTTGAAAACTAAAATCTGCACCTGTTCCTCCAAATTGTGGAGAAATATTAGTAGCGTTCCAAGTACCATTGTCAATAGTTCCAACAATATGAATTGAAATTGCACCTTCTGCTGGTATCAATCCTGCTTCAATAGCATCTTGATTTGTCCATTTTCCAGTAGCAGTATCAAAAGCTAAAAGATTATTATCATTTGGAACAGTATCTACAACAACATCATTTAAATCACCAACTTTCCTAGTTGAAACATGATGTTTTGTTGCTAAGACATCAGTGTTGGCATATATTGTTAAGTAATCACCATCTGCGTAAGGAATGTCTGTATGTGTTATTTCTGTAACAATTCCTGGATCTTGTGAAGGTTCTTCTGTTGTAGAATATGCACCACCCCTAACAACAAATGTGGAATTATTTGATATTGTTTCTTGTACTCCTAAATCACCAATAAGATCAAAAGAAAATGTAGAATTGCCTGTTAATATTCCCGCTAAATTTTCAATTGTAGTTCTTTTAATTTTATTATTATCAGAAGCATCATTTACAACAAGTGAATCTGCTGTTGACAATTGTAAATCAGTAATTAAATCTAACTCACTTATTACTTTGTTTCCCATTAAATATCTTTCGATGATGAATAAAAAATATGTCTATCTATCTTAACTGTTTTTCTAACATTTTTAGCCCATCTAGGATCTGGAATATAATCTGCATGATAAAAAGTAGCACCATCTGTTATATCAACGTGTTCTCTATCTTTAAGTAAGAACCTTGCTACCTCTACTGATTTTTTCCAAAGTTTACCCTTAAATGGTACATCATGTTTGCCGTCACAGTACCAGCTAAACTGGCATCTATTTCTTATTGGAAAACCATTTTTATAATGTTTTCCTTGAGTTATAACTCCACAAACTGTATTTGGGAATTTAACACTACTCATTCTATTTAGTACTACTTGACCGACAGCAATTTTTCCTGCGGTGGATTCGACCGCCGCCTCAAAGTAAATATTCTTAGACATACAATCCAAATCAACGGGATTTATAATTCTTTCTTCACTAAAAATTGTTGGTTGAATTGTTGGTGCAGGAGGAACCCAAATATCTTGGGTTATATTACTGTTTGCTACAGTAAATGGAATTATTATTAATGTTATTATTGATATAAGTATGCGTAACATATTACCTCTTAAAATGGGTTATAAAAAGCCTACCGAGTTTTTAAATTTTTTATTTTTTTATGAAGTAGGATACTTCTTTTGATGAATGATAGGCATGTTGAAACCTTTCCTTTGAGTTGTAGTTATATTTATAACTACTTATCCTCTGTACTCCTAGTGATTTCAAGGATTTTATCGATTTGTTTTTGTAGTTTCTCAGTTCTATTTGGCCAATAAATATATTCTTTATCTGGATTTTTTTGCAAATTTTTCAATAAAGGAATAATCATTTTTTCCAAATCTTTAAAAACTTGAGAATTCTCACTTTGATATTTTTGTTCTAATTCTTTTTTTCTTGCATCAACCTCCAATGTCAGCATAGTTTGAATTGTATCTAGTCTTTCCAAAACATGATTGCTTTGTACTTCAACTTTTCCAACAGCTT